GCACTCCTTGTGGAGTGCCAACTAATGGTGAATACTTCACCGCCTAATGTATGAGAACTCGTTTCATTTACGCTCCTAATCCGACGTCGGTTGAGGGTCAGTTTCCTGCTAATAATAGCTTGAAACCGATCACTTGGCCTACGTCGCCGACTAGCTCATTGCCTGAGTCATGGAAGGCAAAGTTTGTAAGCACTACTAAGCGCCTACAATTCTTTGAATTCGCCGATGAACTCAGCAAGCGTAACACACGGGCAACTTGGAATAACTTCCAGCATTATAAAATGCAGGTGTTGTATCCTTCGTCGACCGGAGTGATGACGTCTGCGCCGATGGGAATTGGTCTTCCGAACCCCTATGGGTATCGGATTTCCATTCCCTGCGTCGCAGCGTCAGTGAATAGTGGGTTCGGAGGAGATGCAGACCCTATTTATGGTCTGACACCTCTGTATATCAAATCTGGTGGGATCTATTCAATAGTTCCCATCAGCGGATTGTCCACTCTCCAGCTCACCGCACTTCGTGCGATGTTGCCGGGGATTCGACCCCGTTTGTTCTCTTTAGCTGAATTATATCAGCTAAAGGACTTCGGGAGTATCCGTGATACTGCACAACGTGCTAGTTCGCTTATATCTCAAATAACGGGAAAGCCCGGCCTTGAGAAATATACGAAGAAGTTACTTAAGGGCTTCGCCCGGAAGTTACCTCTTAGCAAGTTGCTCCTTGTCCTACCGGCCGATATCTACCTCCAATGGAAGTTTAATATCGCGCCGCTGTTAGGCGACATAGCTGCTGTTAAAAGCAACTATGCTACGGTTACTGCCGATGTAGATAAACTACGTCGGCAGGAAGGAATACTCCAGACTCGTCACTTTTCAAGAGACTTGTCTAGTGCCTACCGATACTCGCAATCGAGTTTCAGTGGCAGTCGTTCGTTTGGTCTCGCCTCTGTTCCCCCGGAGCAAACATACTCCATCAAAGGTAAGGCGTATAATTACGCCCCCTCTGGTGTTAGTGTGATTGTCACCGAGGATCGTCGCGAGACGTCGTACGATAGTTGTTCGTTTCATGCTGCTCTTCAATACTCTTACCACTTCAGCAAAATACAGAGAGAAACTCTCATGCATGATGCCGTCTTGGATCGCTTCGGGATAGGGGTAAACCCTATCAAGGAGCTTTGGGAACTAGTCCCTTGGAGTTTCGTAGTTGACTGGGTAGTCGACGTAAGTCGATTCCTAGAAAGCTGCGAGAATAAGCACGTGAAACCCGTAACAGTTATACATAACTGGTGTTGGTCACAGAATCTGGTTCGCAAGACTAAGATATTCTCGACGTTTAAGTCGAACTATCCTAATCCTGAGATATCATATTATGTACCCGATGCCGGAACTCGAGTTATCCACGAAGAGGCGTATAAACGCTCTACTTCTGGGTTAACCCTTACACCTGCCCTTTCGGGCAGCGGGATTGACTCGAATGAGTTCATCCTTGCTACCGCACTCGCGTTATCGCGATGGCGGTAGTTCCAACAGGCCTTGACGCCTGGCCTAAAAGCGTCAAACACAAGCATGTTACCCACAACGCTAAACACGAACGAAGTTAAAAACTCGGCAGGAGTTGAACAAGAGTTCAGCCGCCTGTCACAGTCTGATCGACAATTGGTGTTCAGTCTCGCGACCGAACCACCAAATGCCCCTCACCGAATCACGGTCTCTCATCAAGAGACCGGATCCGGCTTGGGGCGTCGTCGCCGTTCCCTGGTTCGCATTGACAAAACTGTCTTTGGAACTGTGGATACGACGAAGGCAGAGAAAATCTCTGCCTATGTAGTGCTCGATTCCCCTGTTGGGAATTTGGGCACTACAGCCGAACTGGCAAACGTCATTGCGAATCTCTTGTCTCTTTGCGCCTCAACAGGCGCAACGACAACGATTCTCTACGACGGCTCCGGCTACGGCGCAGCTGCTTTGATTAACGGCACACTCTGATAGTGTGTACAAGGAGGGTTTTCCCTCCCCTTTAACCGTTAGTCATCGAGTTCGATGGCATTTGGTCGGAGAGAAATTGGGTCGGTGCTGGGCTTACGCCCGGATAACCTTCCTGCAGACTCTCTGACCTTTTGCTATCGTTTTATCGTTCGTATGTTCACTCAAGCGTTGCATGTTCTAGTACGTGAATCCTTATGGACCACAATAATAGACTAGATGAAGTTAAAACCCTCATCAATGCATTACTGAGTGATGCTCAAACATTACACTGTGATGTATTCGACCAACGTTCAAAAACACTAACATACCGCAAGGTATGTAAGCGTCTTGACCGTGAAGGATTAAGTTTTCTTACGAAAACTCTTCCTCGTCTCGGCAAAGCCCTTGACAGGGCCTTGACAGGAGAAGTACCAATGAACTCTGCTAAGTATGCCTTTAAAAGCATGCCTAACAGTCAGCTACCACAATTTTGTGGTGAGCTGTTTCAGTGCATCTTCTCTCACGACGGGCAGGTCCTTCTGCATCCTGATGTATCCTGCATCAGAACTGTGCGCACGCTCCTTTACTACTTTTATAAGTATCAAGGAGAATCGTACAGTCCCAAGCAAGAACAGAAAGTCATCTCTCAGTTTATAAAAACTGAGGATGACATTCAACCGTATGACAAAACATTCAAAGAGATATCGGACAGACTTGAGGCGAATTATTCGCTGCAAGCGCTGCCATTTATCTCTCCTGATGTCGATCATATCCTCACCAAAAACAAAAGTCTTACTAGCATCTGTAAAGAAGCTGGCATTACTCTTGACCAAGTGAGACTTATTCGCCGTGCTCGAAGACTCCTTAATGAAGTCTTCCAGCACTTTGACCCTATGTCTATTCACCCGAAGCACGGACCCGGAGCAGTCTCTTCAAAAGAGAAGCTTTGGGGCAAGTACTTTTGGTCGAATATCCCAGACCGCATTGCATCTGTGTACCCGATTGACGCCTATTATTACGCGTCTAACGGACATATCTGCGATTCGCTCTCGGAACTCCAGACCCTTCGGTCTAAGGAGTCTTTTGCGCGAGTTTTACTCGTGCCGAAAGATTCTCGCGGGCCTCGCCTTATATCTTGTGAACCCCTGGAATTCCAGTGGATTCAACAAGGTTTAGGCGGTGCCATCGTCCGTCATATTGAACGTCACCCTCTTACGAGGTATAACGTTCATTTCACGGACCAACATCCTAATCAGTGTGGGGCCTTATTAGGCTCTTCCACTGGTCGTTACGCTACTCTTGACCTCAAAGAGGCCAGTGATCGCGTTTCTGTTGGTCTTGTTCGCCTACTGTTCCCAAGTAAGGTTTTACCTTACCTGTTAGCATGTAGGTCTTTGGGTACAGTCTTGCCTGACGGTAGTGAATTAACGCTCCGGAAGTTTGCTCCTATGGGGTCAGCATTATGCTTTCCTATCATGGCGCTAACTATCTGGGCTATAATTACTGCAGGCATAGACGATGCGGACGCCCGCGAGGGCGTCTTAGTGTACGGTGACGACATTGTACTACCAACGGCCTTTGCCGCGAGCAGTGTACAGCATCTCGAGTCATTCGGTTTACAAGTAAACCGTGACAAGAGTTGCACAACGGGCTCCTTCAGGGAGTCATGTGGCGTAGATGCTTTTAACGGCACTAACGTCACTCCTTTGCGCTTGCGCAAAGCGTTGTATGCATCACCCAGTCCTGATTCCTTCACCTCTAACGTTGCACATTGCAACGCTCTTTGGGAGAGGAAGTTCGAGAATACATATTGGTTCTTTGCCAATCGTCTCTTTCGAGACTACGGCCAGATCCCTAGTAAGGAAATGTCATTGACATCTCCTTCTTTGTATTCTGTTCCTGATAGATGGTTGCCCACGAAAAAGCGCTTCAACCCAGGCTTGCAAAAGCTTGAGTGGAAAGTCCTTGACGTAAGCACCAGGCAGATTAAGAAAAACATTGACGGCTGGCGTATGTTACTCCGGTATTTTGCCGAAGCGACTCACGACCATCCGTTAACTAATTCTCTGCTAACCCAGCACGGATTCGGGGTAGTCCCTAGATCCGATTGTCCATCGGGCGGCGCCCCTTCATATGAAGGAAGCGAGCCTTTCTCAGTCAGTTCGTACACGAAACGTGGCGACATGAAAATGTCACGACGTTGGCGATGAG